CACTTGAAGCAAAAGACAACCAACCGAGCGAAGCGGTCAGGATGGAATTCCTGCACCGTCTTGCATGGTGGCAATACTCCAAAGACGAAACGGATTTAGCATGGAAGTGGATGGCATACGCATTAACGTTGGGTGTGGCTTCAGGGTTAAGGACGGCTATTTCAATATAGACGCCATCCACAGTCCGAGGTCTCCGAGAGCGCCGGAGCTGTTGTACAAGTTCGAATTTGACAAGGATGGGAAGCTATCCAAGCCGATACCGCTCGATGACGGGTGTGCCGTTGAGATATTGGCTATCCATTTTTTCGAGCACCTTTACCGCTGGGAATGTGACGCGGTTGCCGATGAGTTTCACAGGTTACTAAAACCTGGCGGGAAGCTGATTCTGGAACTGCCCGACTTTTACAAATGCTGTTTGAACGTGGTTGAAAACCGGCAGGGTAAAAAGCCTGAGCAGTTACAGCGGAGGGGAATATACGGCGACCCTACGCACAAAAACGTTTTTATGTGCCACCCGTGGGGATGGTTTGCTGGCGAGCTAATGGAGTTCCTTGGAAAGCATGGCTTTACTGACATGCAACACCTGCCGACTGAGTATCACCACAGCGGCAAGAATTTCAGAGACATGCGGATAGAAGCTATCAGGGCATGAGCCAGTTACGAGTCTACATCGGCTACGATCACGCCGAGCATCAAGCGTATCGGGTGGCGCTCAAGTCATTGTCGAAGTACACAAAGACTGCACCGGAACCCCTCGACGCCTCACGGCTTCACGCCGGCGGGCTTTTACGGAGATTGGTAGACACTCGCGTGGGCATGTACGACCTGCCCAGCAACGCCCCGTGCTCGACGGAGTTTGCCGTCAGTCGGTTTCTCGTGCCGATACTCTGCCAGTCGGGATGGGCGCTGTTCACCGATTGCGATGTGGTGTTTCTTGGAAATCCCAGAGAACTACTGGCACTGGCCGACCCTGACAAGGCCGTGATGGTCGTTAAACACAATCACTTTGGACACGGTACGAAAATGGGCGGTGCGATTCAAACCCACTACCCACGGAAGAACTGGTCCAGTGTGATGCTGTTTAACTGTGACCACGAAGCGAACAAACGACTGACGATTCAGGATGTGAACGAAAGGCCGGGGAGAGACTTACACGCCTTTTACTGGCTGCACGATTCTGAGATTGGCGAGCTACCGCCCGAGTGGAATTGGTTGGTTAATGTCACCCCGAAACCGGCATATCCCAAGATCGCCCATTTTACGAACGGCGGGCCTTGGATAGCCAACTGGACACCCGCAGAGCACGACGCAATCTGGCTGTGGGCGGCGCATGGGTAATGTTCGTCATTGCCAGCGGGCCGAGTCTTACACAGGCCGATTGTGATTTAGTCAAAAGCAAACCCGTTAAAACGCTTGCGGTATCAGACGCATACAAACTTATCGAAGCGGATTATCACTACTCCTGTGACAGGGTGTGGTGGGAGCTTCACATTGCCCATGTGAAAGCCGGTAGGCGTTTCACGCAGTACGGCGGCGATGATGAGAGGGAGTGGGCAGAGTCTCAGGGATTGGAACCCGTCCTGAGTTGCGGACTTCCAGGGCTAGGGCTTGACTGTATCCACACAAACGGGAACAGCGGCGCGCAGGCGATCAACCTTGCCTACCTGCTAGGGGCGAAGTCCATTTACCTACTCGGTTTTGATATGGACTGGACTGATGGGAAATCGCATTTCTTCGGCGACCATCCCGAGGGGTTAAGGAACCGCAACCCTAACGTCCTCATACCGAAGTTCGATCAATTGGCGAAAGATTTAGAGGCTCGGGGGGTTGAAGTCATCAACTGCTCGCGGGCTACGGCGTTGTATCAATTCAGGCGAGAGAGTCTAGAGAGTGTATTGGAGCGGCTATGAGTGTACTGGTTAATGTGACGCCGCCTGCGGGCTATTCCATAACGCTCGAAGAAGCGAAGGCGCATCTGAGGGTCACTGATGATTCGCACGACGACCGCATAATGGCTTACCTTGCCTCCGCAACGTCGAGCATTGAGTCGCTGAGAGAGATACGCCTTGTCGAGCAAACCGTCAGGCTTGAGTTGGACGGCTTTCCTGAAACCTTTATTGATATACCTATAGCGCCCGTCATCTCTGTGACAAGCGTCAAATACGACGACTCGGACAATGTAGAACAAACGCTAGTCGAGAATACGGACTACTTCGTAAGTCTCGGCGGCAGGTATCCAAAGATAACGGCGGTTGATGAGTGGCCTACCGCATATGTCGGCAAGCCGTCCAGTGTTCGGGTGGTCATGGTAGTCGGTTATGCAACTGATTCTAGCCCTCTGGACTATGGCGAGAATGTCCCTCTTGATTTGAAACACGCCATCAAGGTGAAGATTAAGGAATTTTTTGACCACGGTGGCGAAACCATCGTGGGAAATAACGAAGTCTCGCCCTCCGCGAACACGGTGGAAGCCCTGACTCTGCCTTATAAGCGCTGGTACATGGTATGACGCTGAATGAGCTGATTAGCTTTTACAGCAAATCAACCACGGCTGACGCCTACGGCACGTTGTCCGGTACGCGGACTTTGATCGGAACGGCCTACGCGAAAACCCGCCCCTTATCAGGTAAGGAGCGGAATCAGTCCGACCAGACCGAGGGGCAGGCCAATTACCGTTTTTATGTCCACCAGAGAAGTGATCTGGTCGAGGCCAATGTGATCGTCTGGAACGGGGTGGATTACAACATTCGCTTCATTGCCGATAACGGCCCTCTTGAACCCTATATGTACATCGACGCAGAGCGCGGGGTGGCGGTGTGAGCTTTTCCAGGGCGAAGCAGAGTCAGGCGCGAGGGTATTCTGGGGTGACAAAGCTACGCAAGACCTTGCGGCGGATAGACCCTGAATTAACCAAGGGCGTTAAAACGGCTATACAACAAGGCTCAGAGACAATCCATTTTGATATATCCCTCAATGCGCAGTCGCACCGATTCACTGGCGACATGATTGACTCTATCAGTATTAAGTATGGGCGCGATGGAATGACCTCACTTATCGGTCCCGGCGCTAAATGGGTGTCGGTTAGCAAGAGTCCATTTAACACGGCATTGATTACGGAAAAGAACGCATGGGGCGCGTGGCAATTCTTTAAAGCGTACTGGTTAGAGTTTGGAACAAAGGGTGCGCCTGACAGAAATATACCGGCACAGCCTGCCCCGCCTTCACCGTCAGATTGACAATCGCGCCTGCGGTAGCCGTCAGCCCTTCAATTATTGCGGGGTCGTTTATAGCCTCCTCGAAATTCTCCAACCCGTCGATAAGCGGAGACATATCCGCCTTGCCAATAGCGTCAGCCATGACGATAGAGATGCGGTTCATTGCCCGCTCAACCGTCATCGGCATCTTGCTAAATTCGGCGTCTATCTCAGTGCCCATCGCGTTGATAGCGGCTACGACTTTATCGGAGGTCAGCTCGCCCTCTTTCGACATCTTGCGCAGTTCGCCGGTAGTCACACCGAGGTAATCAGCAATACCCCTCAACAATCGAGGCGCGTTCTCTGCCATCGAGTTGAATTCTTCACCACGCAAAACACCAGAGGCGAGAGCTTGGGAAAGTTGACGGAGGGAGCCTGCGGCTTCTTGTGCGGAGGCACCGGAAACGATAAGAGACTTGTTGATCGTCTCGGTAATGCGGAGGCGTTCTTGTTCGGAAAGGCCCATTTCCTCAGTTGCACGAGACATACGCGCGTAGAGGGTAATGGTGGATTCGAGAGTTTGGCCGGTATCGGAGGCGATGCGCTTTGTGCCGGCGTAGACGCGGTTGAGCTCGTCCTGGGATTCTGTGACTAGCCGCAACTGCCCTTGCAGCCGCTGGTAGCTATCGGCATACTTGATAATGCTATTGACTGCCAAAGCAGTCGCGCCAACAGCGGCAGCGCCCAATAGCTTAAGCTCTGTCTGGTGCTGATTGACGTACTTGTTAGCGCCCTGCCAAGCGTTGTTCATCCTCGCTTGTGCTTTCTCGACAATAGAGGCGGACTGCATGACGGCAGTGTCGGCTGCTTTTAACTCGCGCCTCAGACTTTCGGTCGTGGCGTCTATGCGCACCAAAAGGCGTTCGACGGAATCAGCCATCTTTAAACATTCCTAATTTAGCTTTGGCTCTCGCCTTGATTTTTTCCAACGCCGCATTGCTCTCTGCCAAAACAACAGGGTCAACCGGCTTTTTCTCAGGCGCGCCGAACGGGTTGGTTTTCTTGAGGAAATCCACCTTGCC